GTTGATGAGTAAGCCAGAGTATAGTCATAAGTGGTTAGGTGGCTACAATGACTCGATTGAGAACGCTATCATTCTTCCTGAGTGGTTTGATGCTTGTATCGACGCACACAAGAAGCTATCAGGTTTGGGTGATTGGGAGTTAGGTCAAGAAAGAATAGCTTTCGATCCATCCGATGTAGGGAATGACCCAGAGGCAATAGCCCACATCAAAGGTAATGTCATACTTGACGCTATGAGTGCAGACGCTAGAGATATCGAAGAGGCGTGCAACTGGGCGTGCGGATACGCCAACGAAAAGAGAGTTGATGCTTTTACATGGGATTGTGATGGTATGGGAGTTGGGTTGAAGTCTCAAGTATCTCATTCGTTTAAAGGAAAGCGCGTAGACACTGAGCAGTTTAAAGGCTCGAATGGCGCTTATGAACCTGATGAGGTCTACCAGTCCGAGCACGACAAAGAAGACCGACCGAAGACAAACAAAGATACCTTCCAAAATCAACGGGCACAATTCTATATCTATCTACGAGACAAGATGTTTAACACATGGCTAGCAGTGGAGAAGGGGCGGCATTTCCCGTCAAGTGAGCTGATATCGTTCAGTTCAGATATTAAACACATAGATCTACTACGGTCTGAAGTGTGCAGCATCCCGCGAAAGTATATCGCTAGTGGTAGAATACAGTTATTAACCAAGGCTGAGATGCTAACCAAGGGCATAACATCGCCAAATATCGCCGATTGCGTTATGATGTTGCAAAAACCTGTAAGGGTAGATAAGCCCTTAGCTAAGCTTCCACCAATGAGAGCATGGTAATGAATTACGACGATCACGCATACATATTAAAAACACTTAAATCTGATCAGCATGCCGAGGAAGATCTACGGGAAGAGGTTGACGAGGTGATAAACTTCCTTAACCACCCACAAGGGCAGTGGGAAGATAACGTCTGGTCTGAGTTTTCGGGTAGGCCGAGATATACATTCGACCAATGCAACCCCGCAGTTGGTAAGGTGTGGGCCGAAATGGCGGCGAACGAGTATAGCGCCAGTGTACAACCGGTGGGTGATGGGGCAGACGAAGAAACTAGCAATGTAATCGACGGGCTATTTCGCAACATATACAACCTCAGCTCATTCGAAGACATCTCAACCAAAGCTGGTAAGCGTATGATTTCTGCGGGCTTTGCAGCGTGGCGCGTAGTGTCTAAGTTTGCAGACCCTAAATCATTCTATCAAGACCTAATGGTGATTCCAGTTAATAATGCACACCGTCGAGTATGGTTTGATGCTAATGCTGAAATGCAGACTAAAGAAGATGCCGGACATGTATTCGTTCTAAGTAACAAGCCGCACCATGAAGCAAAAGAGATAGCTGGTCGTGATGTCGAGAGCATCGACGACAACCGCACCAACTCAAGCTATCAGTATAAACCAGAAGATACTATTGTTTTAGGTGAGATCCTATACAAGAAGCGCACCAAAAAGACAATTTACTTAATAGGCGATGCCGAATCATCTGTGCTTGATGAGGATCAACTAGAAGAGAATGGACTGACGCCAGATAGTGAATTGATTTTAGATTCCCGTGAAACCGAAGAGGTTAGAATCTTCTCACGCAAGTTCGATGGTCGTGATTGGATGGGAGATGAGAAAGAAACTGCGTTCTCAATGCTTCCTATTATCCCAGAGTACGCGAACTTTGACGTTAACGAGGATGGTAAGACAACATTTAAGGGTATGATTCGTCCTGTCATGGATCATCAGCGTGTATTCAACTATGCAGAGTCGCGAAAGGTTGAGGAATCTGTACTTGCCGCACGTAAAAAGTTAATGGTTGACAACCGTGTAGCCGATGGATACGAAGCGGAATTTGGCAACATGAACCGAGATCCCAGAGCTGCACAGCTATTCAATGGTAAGGCCGCCGATAACGCTAAGCTGCCATTCTTTGAGACTACCGGCCCTGCACCCAATCCCGCCGTGTCTGAAATAGCGGATAACATGATTCGAAATATGCAGTTAACGCTTGGGCTGCCGAATGAAATAGAGAATATAAACTCAACGAACAAAGATTCGGATTTTAGATTCCAGACTCGAACATCTATGGGTCAGGTGGGAACCTTCGAGTACTACCGCTCACACAAGGTAGCATTAGAGCACACCGCTAAAGTCTTATTAGCTGCAATGCCTCGCGTTTACGACACTGAACGGAAGGTAAGGATAGTCGATGAAGGTAATCAAAGCTCAGAGGTGACTATTAACGGTATTGATCAGGCAACAGGAGCTAAGACTAATAGCTTAACATCTGGTCGCTATGATGTAGTTGTTAACATGGGTAAAGACTTCGAATCTAGACAGGCAGACGCTAACACAGCGATTCTTGAGTTGGGCAGTGTGAACCCTGAAGTCGTAATGAGAAACACTGATATTATCGCTTCGAATATCAAAGCCCCAGGTATGCGAACAGTGGCGGATCGTGAACGTGTTGTAGCTATGAAGAACGGCTACATCCCAGAAGAACAATGGACTGATGATGAGAAAGAGAAGGCAGAGATTGCGAAACAACAGCAAGGCCAGCAACCAGATCCTAACGCATTGATAGCGCAAGCACAGGTCGAAGTCGCGCAAGCAGAGACCGCCAAGGTGCAAACGCAGCTACTTATTGAGCAAGCCAAGTTAGAGCAGAGACAGCTTGAGAACCAAGGCAAGGCAATGAAGGAAGGCTTTGAATTAGAGATGAAGCAGAAGCAACAAGAAATTGACGAGCTCAAGACTTTGATCGATGGCGCCAAAACCATAGCCGAAACTGAGCAGATAAACGCGCAGAGTCAGGAATTACTTAAACAACAACAACTCATCAACCAACAGCAGGCAGAGATATGATTAAAGTAAAAAAGCCATCAGGTATCGTGATGGAAATCAGCGACAGACCAGAGCACCGCGAGTTAATGATTCAGTTAGGGTGGGAAGAGGTGAGGGAGGAAGTCACCGAAAAGCCGAAACAAGTAAAACCCGCACCAAAAAAGAATGATAAGATTATTAAATTAGACAAATAGATCTAATAGATTTAAACTATACATAGCGACCATTAAGGTATTGACAATGAGCGAAGAGAACGATTTGCAAGAAGAAGCAGTTGAAGCGGTAGCTGAAGAAGTATCAGTTGAAGAAGTGATTGAAGAGGAAAAGCCTAAAAGCGGTTATATTGATTACAACCTTATCCAAGATGAAGGATTAAGGGAGACCGTAAAAATGCGCAACAATGCAGACTTCAGGAAACTAAAGGAAGCGGAGCGCAAAGAGGCCGAGTACGAAAAGAAGTTCAAAGAATACGAAGAAAAGTTAGCCGAGCAAAACAAGCCTAAAGAGGTTGCAGCACCAACACCAGATGATTGGTATTCTGACCCAGATAAAGCACAGGCTAGACAGCAAGAATATAACGGGTATATCCAATCACAAGCTGAATGGGATGCCAAGCAGAAATTGAGCCAGCAACAAGCTGAAGCTGAAAAAGCTAGACAGTCACAAGAAAGATTGACCAATTTTATGCAGAGGTCAGAAAGCGCAGGTATTAATCAAGATGAACTAGGTTATGCTGCGAACGTTGCTCAAAACGTACTAGGTGAAGACACGCAAACCCACCTTCTACAACATGAGTACGGGCCACAGATTTTAGTGCAGTTGGCGAAGTCGCCAATGGAATTGCAAGAAATAGCGAACTTGAATCCTTATCAAGTGGGTGTGAAGTTAGAACAGATAGCAAAAACATTTAAACCTACAAAAGTAACCAAAGCACCACCGCCCGATGAACCAATTCAGGGTACAGGTGTTACGCCAGAGAATGATTATGGCGGGTTGCTGAAAGGCTCACAAATTCGTTAAGAGGGTTAGCAAATGGCTAATAATTTAGAAAGTAATTTAATGAAGAAAGTCACCGAGAACATTGCGGCTGGCTTCGAATCAAGCGTAGTATCAACTAAAACGGTTAATACTACTAACCTAAAAGGTAAACACAACTCGGCTACTGGCGACACCGTTTACGATAAGCGTAAGACTTCGTATCGTGCAGGTGAGACGGCTCAGGGTGATATCTCTGGTGGCGAGGCTGATAACGATATCTTAGTTGGTCAAATCCCTTTCACGCGTCAAAACGTGATTACTGTTAAAGCGGAATGGGATGCGGTTGAGGAAGCTTTAGAGCTTAACCAATTGGAAGAACTATTGAAGCCAATGGGTGAAGAGCTAGCCACGCGTGCAGAAGGCAACTTTAACACGTACATGGTTAACAACTCAGGCTTAACATTCGGTACTCCTGGCACCGCTGTTGATGCTTGGACTGATGTTGCCTACGCTGAAGCTCATTTGAATGAGATTGGTGTACCGCGCTCAGGTCAACGCTACTACCAGCTTAACTCGTTCTCTGGTGCAGCACTAGCAAGTGTACAAACCGGTTTAAATAATGACGGCATGGTTAAGTCAGCGTGGAATTCTGCGATGGTTAACTCTCCAGTTGCTAACTTGAACGTTTTAAAGTCGAACGCTTTGAAGTCTATCACTTCGGGTACAGCTGCTGATCGTGCTGGTACTCTTAACGCTAACCCAGATGTAACATGGGCGACAGCTAAAGATACCATGACCCAAACCATTAGCGTTGCAGGCTTTACAGCTTCTTCAACAATTACCGCTGGTGAAGTTATCGAGATCACTGGTCGCAACTTGGTCAACCCACGTAACAGCAACACTATCATCGATGAGACAGGCGCAGAGATTCCATTCCGTTGGACTGTTACCGCTGATGTAACTCTCGATGGTTCTGGTGAAGGTACTGTTACAGTAACTAACGCAGCTATCTTTGATGCGGCAAGTAACAACCAATATGATAATATCTCAACAGCTCCAGTGTCGGGCGATGTGATCACTATCCTTGGTGCAGCTTCTACCGTGTATAAGCCTAACCTCGCGTACCATAAAGATGCATTCTCTTACGCTACAATTGAATTGCCTAAGTTATATTCTACAGATACTACTTACCAATCAGTTGACGGCTTAAGCTTTCGCGTATCCAAGTACGCAGATGGTAACGCAAACCAAAAGATTCTACGGGTCGATTTGGTTCCCGCATTCGGTGTATCTAACCCAATGCATGCAATGCGCTGCTACGGCAAGTAAGATATAAGCAAGTTACAAAGGGGGCTTCGGCTCCCTTTTTTTATGGTAGAATGTAACAAAAGGGGTGACATATGCTTGCTAATGAACTAATACGAGACGCATACCAAGAGATCGGGAAGGTTGCAGCTCAACAGCCTATTACTGGTGATGAGACGATGACAGCTATTCGCTATTTGAATAACTTAATGTATTCAAAGTCGCATATTATCCAAGATTACACGGTTGTAACCAGTGGTTCTGATG